GCTTAGTGCCTACTTCCATTTCTTGTAAATTGTTGCCACGAGACATTTGAACTCTCCGATTAACCTTTAGTTATAATCTATATTTATTTATAATTTAAGAAATTACAATGAATTGATAAAATCATCAAATAATTTAATTTTATTCTCTTCTAATCTTCTTTGATTTACAAGATGATCAATTCTTTTCTTCGTTTGCTCTGCAAGTTTTTCACGAAGGATACCTCCATCCCACACCCACTCTTTTCCTTCCATAATTCCCTGAACAAAAGCATCAGGTGCAGATGGATCAGCAACAATATCTGCTGCGGTTGCAAGCATAAAATCTTCACCAACTTCCTTATATCCTTTGTTATTTTCTCTTAGTGATCCAATACCACGAGAGGAAACTCCGAGAGTTACTCCATCTTTGAGAAGCGACTCGGCAATTTTGCCCATTGGAGTTGAGAGGATTTGTGCCTTACCAATAAAATTATTTCCGTCTTGCTTAAGTTCGGTAATCTTATGAGAAACTCTATCAAGATTTACAGTTGGTCCATCTGGGTGTCCGAGTTCTCCCAAAGCACGACCTTTTTGGACATAATTCTCATTGTATCTTTTTACCTCTCTTTCCATAATTTGGAAAGGATACATCCTTCCATTACGATTTACCATCTCACTTTGAAGGAAGACTCCTTGGATATAGAGTTGCTTTTTACCACCGACACTTTCAGTGATAAGTTCAACCTTTTCTATTTCTTCTCTGATGAGTTTCATAAGTTTAGTTGGTAAGTCCTACTTTTGCTGCTTTAATTGCTGAAGATGTCCAAAGAACATCTGTTGGAAGTTTTTCTAAGAATTCAACTGAACTTGCTGGCATAGAAAAATAATTAGTAGTTGCTGCACCAACTGAAGTTGATACTCCAACCGTTACTATTCCAGCAGTATTATTATGAAGACGTACACAAGTTGCACTACCAATGCTAGTAGCAGCACCTGCAGTTATTCCTGTAGAAACCTCAGTTTCAATTATTTTAGTTCTTTGCATTGGTATAATAAAGACTTTATTAGTTATTTATTAATTATCTTTGTTCAATCCAGTTCAATACTGCAAGTGCTTTTTTGTTGGTGTTTGGAGATGCGCAAACAAGTGTATAAGTGTCACTAATTGTTCCAATACCAGACCTTCCTAGTTGTAAGTCTGCAAGTCTATCAATCTCAGTTAAAGAAGAACCGCCAGAAATAGTAAATCCAGAAAGAATATCTCTACCGTTAGAATATGAAGTTGCAGAAATATCATACTGAGCAAATGAATCTGGATTTGTGTGATTTATCCAGTTTGCACCAGTTAATGTTGCATTCTCTAAAAGTTTCCAATACACATTAGTATTATCATTCGTTACTGCTTGTAAAGACCTCAAAAGTAATACTGCCTGTAATGCTGTTGGTTTAAGTCGCAAACTTATGATGGGATAAAATGTATCTGCAAGTGTCATCGTAGTTCCCGTGATGGTATTAGACTGACTTACAAGTGCTCCAAGTTTTTCTGGCTCTCCCTCTTGAATAAGTGAATTAGAACCCTGATACATGTAATGGGTTCCTGCGACACCAGTTATATTCTCAATCTCAAGACGAATTGGGAGGAATGGAGTAGAACACCAAACAAAATTATTGGTGTTTGAATTAATAAAGGAATGACTCCTAATAGTCTTACCACCCATTAACCAATCGAAATTTACAGTTCCTGCACCATACCACTCATAATTAATAGAAATCATCTGTTGTTTGATTGGATCTGCAATTACACCAGAAGGACCATTACCATCAAACTTATCACCATTCCAATCATTCCTACCAATTCTTGTTTCTGTGGTGATTCCAGATGTAGAAGTGCGAATAACATACGAATATGTTCCTCCATTATCCTCAAAATAGGCACCATTACTATCATCAAACAATCCAAATCTTCTACGAATACCTACCTGTGGATTATCAAGACGAACTGCAAATGCAAGTGTTGATCCTCTGCCAGGAATGTATCTCATTACATTCTTGGTTTGTCTGATAATTTTACTTCCAGAGGTAGAACCAACTTGCATAACTACATTACTGGAATATTGGTTCCAGGTTGCAGTTCCAACTCCAACTATTCTCTCATCCCAAACATCAGTTTCTTTTCCATACTGGAAGGTATTGAAGAAGACTGTTTGGAAGGGAGAAACTTTTAGTCTATTACTATCAGTTTGATTTCCAAAAGTTGCCGTTACTGGAAATGGATTTGTGGTGCTGACAGGAACACCATCTCTGGTTGCAATATTATTAACTTCAAATAGAGATCTTTCTTGATTTAAATAATCTTGAGTAGTTATATTCCACTGAGCCATTATCAATCAATCCATTCTAATTTTGATGGGTGGTATCTTTGTGCGTTTTTAATATTAAAATTGTTTTCCTCTGCAGGATAGATTTGATGAACAATTGCTCCAGGGTATTGTCTCTGAAGTTGCTCACCAAGTTCTTGTTTAGATGGAAGACCAGATTTAGTTACTAATTCAAGTCGGTATAAACTACCTTGCCACATGACATCGGCAACATAACTTTCTCCAACTTCTTGTGGTTGTTCAGGTTGGGAATTTATATAAAGATTCCCAGTAAAATCACCAGCAATATTAACCGATTCAGATATAAATTGCTTGAATGATTTCATTCTTCCTCTGATTCCGTATTGGTATTAAACATAACATCAGCAACTTCAGGTCTAAGAGCATCCACTCTCTCTCCCGCTTTTACATAAAGAAGTTCTTTAATTCTATCGCTGATTTGAGATGGTGATTCATCACCCATAATCATATCCATAAGATCATCCATAAAAATAAATGCAATTTTAATTATAATTTATTTAGAAAGAATTATTTTGTAAGTTCAGCAGTTTTATCTTTTACCTGAGTTGTTTCAGCATCTTTTGTTACATCTGGTTCCATTACAGGTTGTCCAAGATTCATATTTGCTGTTTGTGGATCCATGGGCATTCCAGTCGTAGGATCAATTGGAGCATTTGGATCTGGAATTACTCCATCTTTAATTTCCTTTTCAATAATCATATCTTGTTCGATAATTTCTTGATCAGTCTGACGAAGAATTCTACGACGTACATAATCTTGAGAATAATACTTGCCGATATATGGTTCAGCAGTTGCTGCAAGATTGAGTCTTTCTGTAAGAAGTTCTGCTTCTTTAAGTTCAGAGAAGTGATTATCATATAAGAAGTCATATTGAATATGCTCTGCCATCATTCTCCAATCTTCTGGAGTAATAATATTTTTGAGGATCAATTGAGTCTTCAGCATATCATTAAACATATTTGAAAAACGCTTCCTCAAACGTCCCACAAACTTAGTGAATTTAAGTTCATCTCTAAGAATCTCAGATGAACGTCCAAGATTAAATCCACCTTCACCTTCCATTCTTGATGGAGGAACATTTAATGATCTATAAAGTTTGCTCTGAAAATACTTAATGTCTGTAATTTCCCCGAGGTTTTGACCGCCTGGGAGTGTAGTGATTTCAGTTCCTCTACCACCTTCACGGCGAGGTAACCAGAAATCCTCAAGCATACTCATGAACTTTTTGTCGTCACGAATTTCACCTGTGCTTGCATCATATACAAGTTTGTTACGATAACGCATCATAACATCACGAAGATATTGCTCTGCCTTCACTTTAGGAAGATTGCCCACGTCGATATAAAAAATACGACGCTCTGGAGCACGGGATAATCTGTAGATAACCAAAGAATCCTCAATCATACGAAGTTGATTGAGTGCTTTAATTGCTTTATTTAAGTAAGATAATGTAGTCCCCTTATTTCTATCTACCAGACCAGAAGTGCAATATGTGACCGAATCCCTAGTCATTCTGATTCCAGGATTTGCCGTCCCACTTCCACTTTGCTGTCCCCCAGTTGCTCCAACTGGGTAAGTTTGCTTAGGATTATATAAAAAGTATTCTTCTATTTCTGGGAATTCATAATCCATTGGATTATCCAAATTCCTAGCAGAAAGATTATAGTTGTCGTTTTTTACTTTTTTCTGCTGTCTGATATATCGAATTTTCATTGGATCGATATATCTAAGTTCTTGTATTCCTTCTTGAGGTTTTTTTATATCAATTACTTTATGATAAAATAATCTACCATCGATATACCAGTTTCTATAGATTTCGTGGCACTTTTTATCAAAATCCAATAACTCTAGAATACGCTTAAATTCGTCTCTAATTTTTCTTTTTATTCCGTCACTAGCATTAAGATTTGACAGTTCGATTTGAACTGGACTATCATTACTATCACTTACTATAGCTTCATTTACAATATCTTCGATTGCGCTATCAACTTCTGGGTGAAGAGACATCTCACGATATCTCTTAATCAAATCAAATTCAGTTCTATAGACTCCTTCAATATCTACATACGAACCAAAAAAACCACTAGTTAAATAGTGATCAACCCCGTCCTCATTATTCTGAGGAACGGGGGATACTACACTAGGTGCTAATGATTCATTATCATCAATTGAGAATCCAAATAATCTCGCCATAATTTATTTTACTTATTAACTGAGTAATATTATTTATTTGATATTTCCAGGACCACCATTGATTTCATAGTATTGAACTTGGAATTCTACGTTAAATTCCTCAATAGTATCAGATGTTTCGTATGAAAGATCGATCTGAGAGATATTGGTTGGGAATATATCGAAGAATTTGTATGATCTCAATACGGTAGCTTCACCAGTGGAACCAGTAGTTAAAGCATCATTTACAGCAGTAACTCCATTTACCTTTCCACTTCTTCCTAACTGATAAACAAATGCATCTCTCATATATGTAGATGGATTTGTTGCTCCAGTAGCATTATCGAGTTTGTTGATTCCATTCATCCAAACTTCAAAAGCGTGTCTGATTTTGAAATCTTCGTCGTTGATGATCGTAACAGTCCAAGTATCAAAAGTTCTATCTCCAGCAACTTTCAGAATTCTTCCTCTGAAAGGAACATCAATTGGAGCAACGTTAGATGCAGGAAGTGCTGCAGCTTTGCAAAGGAAATTGAAAGTCAGTCTCGTATTGTTGTCCCACTGATTTTTTGCGAAATCAGGAAAATCTGGAATAGAAACTTCGAAAATATTGGGTCTTGCACCACCACCTGCAAGTTTTTCCTTGAAGTTTGAGATGCTTCTAATATTTGGTCTGTTGCTAACTTGTTGAGTCATTTTAAGTTACCTCCGTTTTTTTAATTTCTATAAGGTTATCAAACTCTACCAGCAACTTCATCAAAACTGATTCCAGTTCTAG